GCGGCTAAGAAAAAGGCCAAGAGGTCAGAGAAAAGATCCAAAAGACTTTCTCTTGATCAAATTCATATGGGCCCTGAACCATTCTGGGAAGAAGGGGTAACAAAGAAATATACTCAATCAGAAGTAAATGTTGAGTGGACCAAAGCAGCACACTGGTATAACTATTACTACAAACTTAAAGATTACATACCTTATGTAATTAGATATGCTGAAGATATTGGGTTTGATACAGATCAAATTAAAGCTCTGAAAGCATGCCAAGATTATAAATTAGTTGGTAGTTGTAAAGCTGTAATACGTTTACACTATCGTGGATGGGAACATACCGAAGAACAGTATGCCAAAGTTAAAACACATCTATTGGAACAGGTAGAAGAAGGCAAGATTTTACTACTAGAAAAGAAAGAAGAAACTAAAAATGCCCCACCTGTTATCTCTATTGCTGAGAGAACCAGACGCAAAATGATGGATACAATCTATGCAGCATGGGATGAAACAATTGTTGATGGCTGGATGGATAACAAATACAAAGAGAAGCTTGATGTCTATAGTTTATTTAAAGAACATCAATTAAAGGGCAATGCAATTGCTCCATTTCAAAGAATCATTCAATCAAATTATGATGAAATTAGTGATGCACTCAATAAGAAGTGTGATCAATGTGTAGAGGCTTATTCGCATATTAGTCCTGCTAATAAAAGAAAAATGTTAAAACAAATGGATACTATCTTTGCTGATTTGGATTCATTGAAACTGTCATTCAAGGCTAGTAAAACCCCTCGTATTGCTAAGAGAAAATCTACAGACGATCAGGTTAAAAACCTTAAATATAAATCCGATGATACTGATTTTAAGATTGCTTCAATCAATCCTGTCACTATCCCCGGTAAAGAAACTCTATTCATCTTTAATACAAAGAATAGAACACTTTATCAGTATGTTACCACTGCGACTGCTGGTTTTGAAATAGGTGGAACGTCTATTAAAAACTTTGAGCCTAAATTATCAAAGTGTACTAGGTTGCGTAAACCTGAGGATATTCTACCACTTATATTAACCAAGACACCAAAACAGATTGAGTCGCAGGTGTGGAAAACAGTCACAACCAAAGTAAATCCCTGTAATGGAAGGGTGAATGCTGATTGTGTATTATTAAGGACATTATGAATGATATTATAGAACATAAAATAATGACGAAGAAGAGATTCTCGTTAGCAGTGGAGACACTTGTATCTAAGACACCTAACACATCTTATATAGATGCAGCGGTAATGATTATCGAGCAGAGAGGAATGGATTATTCAAACCTAAAACGTTTATTAACCGATTCACTTAAAGCAAAGATAGAAAACGAGGCCCATGGTCTCAATTTAATTAAATCAAAGGGTGGCAACAAGCTACCAGTATAGGAGAATATTATGAGTAGTAATGTAATTATCCCATCATCTGATGAAGATAAAAAGCGAATCAAGGGCTGTATTGAAGAAATCAGCAATTCAATGACGCGTATGGCAGCTGAACGAGAGTTTATTAAAGAAGCCATTATATCGTGTTGTGATGATGTTGAAATTGATAAAAAGTACTTGAAGAAAATGGCAACTATCTACCACAAACAAAACTTGAATGATGTTGTGGGTGAAGTAGAAGATGTAGAAGCCCTATACGAAAGTGTGATGGTTTAATATGATTGATCCGTTTGAGTCATACAAGTTATATAATGCTTTAAAACTACACTTCGAGCAAGAAGGCTATGATGCCTTTAAATATAACTTTAAAACAAATGTGAAGCCGACTTCATTTTTAAAACGGAAAGATAAGTACTTCTTTGCAAAGGTTGCAAGGCAGTATGAAAAGGATATGATGGGTTACTATGTTTCAAACTTTAAACATGGTGTATCATATGTCGGAGAGATGATCAACGAGTGCGGTGAAGATAATTATAAGAATCATAAAAGAATCTTAGAAAGTATTCATCGTCACTTTTCAGTTGATATAAATATACTGAGTGAACAGAAAGTTAACTTTGAAGAACTCTTTGAGAGTTATGATGGTCAACTTCCCTTTGTTATTCAGTTGTGGATGCAAGAAGAGATTAGTTTAGAGACTGTTGTTATTCTTAATTCCTTATTGGGATTTGTACCTCGAGAATCTTCTAAAATAACAGATACCATTATGTGGCCTGATGTTAAGAAAAGAATCGAAAAGTACACTCCCTTTGTAAGCTTTAATTCAGATAAATGTAAAAATTTATTAAGAAAAGGGTTTACAAATTAACACAAATGTGTTATAATATACATTATATTATGCGTAAGTGGATAATTCAGTAAATACAATGCAATATACGGAGAAAAAAATATGTCATTTGCAAACTTAAAGAGCTCACGAGGCTCGTCAATCGACAAACTCGTAAAAGCTGCTGAAGCAGTATCTACCAATACAGAAACTAAATCATATGGTGATGACCGTTTCTGGAAACCTACCAGAGATAAAGCAGGAAATGGTTTCGCGGTAATCCGATTTTTACCATGCATGGAAGGCGAAGACCTACCATGGGTAAGATATTGGGACCACGGATTCCAAGGACCTGGTGGACTATGGTATATTGAGAACTCCTTAACTTCTATCGGCCAACCTGATCCTGTATCAGAAGCCAATACCGTTCTATGGAACACAGGTAGAGACGAAGATAAGGTAACAGTAAGGGATCGTAAAAGACGCCTACATTATGTGTCAAACATTCTTGTGGTATCTGATCCTGCCAATCCTCAAAACGAAGGAAAGGTATTCTTGTACAAATTTGGCAAGAAAATCTTTGATAAAGTGATGGAATCAATGCAACCTGCATTTGAAGATGAAACACCTATCAATCCTTACGATTTCTGGGAAGGTGCTGACTTCAAAATCAAAGTACGTAAAGTAGAAGGTTGGGTAAACTATGATAAGTCAGAGTTTGCTGCTGCCGGTGCTTTATTTGGCGGCGATGAGGATAGACTGGAAGAAGTGTATGGTAAACTATACTCACTACAAGACTTCCTTGATCCTAAAAACTATAAGTCTTATGATGAACTCAAGGCAAAGATGAATAAAGTCCTAGGTGTTGACGCAGGTCATGCTCCTATGGCGGCACCTGTAGTTGAAAATGTAATGGAAGCCCCAGCGGCAACTGCTGCATATGCAACTCAGGATTCACCTGAGCCAGCGAGTAGTGATAGTGATGAAGATGATACGTTGTCTTACTTTGCTAAACTTGCAAAAGACTCATAATAATAAGAGTTGTAATAGGCCACCCCAGTTCAGTCTGGAGCAT